AAAGCGGTCAGCGTGCGCGTACCCGCGCCCCAGACAGCAGTGGCGATGTCGCCTGTGGACGGCGGCGCGGTGTAGCTGGCGGCCTGGAGCGGGGTCCCTACCGTGGCTGCCTTGGCGACTGTCGCATCCTTCGCGACTGTGGCATCCTTGGCTACCGTCGCATCCTTGGCGACCGTCGCATCCTTGGCGACCGTTGAATCGAGTGCGAGGCCATGCCCGCCGGCGAGGGAGAAACCTGTCTTGTCGGTCAGGCCGCGCGTTCCGTACTCCCAGACCTCCTTGGCAGTCGCGCCGCCGGCCCCGGCACTTGTCAGTTCGCGCGTCTCGTATTCCCAGACCGCCTCGGCGTTGTCTCCTGCCGACGGCGGGCTGTCGTAGCTGTCGGCCGCCAGACGGCTGGAGACGGCTGCGTCGAGGCAGTCGCCGAGGATCTGCCCGGCGGAGCCGGAGGCGTAGCTGCCCGGCACTGCCGTGGCCCATGGGTCGCCGGCCGATCCCGCCGCCGCCAGCGTCTTGCCCGCGCTGCCGTTATCGGTGTGACCGGACAGCGCCTCGTCCCAGACGGCATCGGCCACGTCGGCGGCACTCGGAGCGGCGCTGTACGACGCCGCCGCGAGACGAGTGGACACGGCTGCGTCGATGCGCCCGAGCTCTGTCCCGAGCTCTGTGCGCACCTGCCCGGCGACGGCCTCCTTGGTCGGCGGCGTCGTGTAGTCGCCGGCCTGGAGCGGACTGCCGACGGTCGCTGCCTTGGCCACGGTCGCGTCCTTCGCCACGGTCGCGTCCTTGGCCACGGTGGAGTCGAGCGCGAGCCCGCTTTGCAGTTTCGTCACTGCGCCAGCGGCCACGGCGTCGGCAGAGACGGCGTTGTCGGCTATCGCCTTCACGTCGGCTGGCACGTTGCCGGTCACGTCGCCAGACGCCAGGGTCGCAGGCACCTTGCCGCCGGATGCGTTGATCTGACCCGCACCGGTGCCGACCGAGACCTTCATCGCGTCGCCCGCCTGGGCGGCGGTCTTGGCGGCGTCGTAATCGGAGTGCAGGGTGAATCCGGCCTTGTCGGTCAGGGCGCGAGTGGCGGCGCCCCAGACGGCGGTCGCGTTGTCGGATGCTGACGGCGGCGCTGCGTAGGACGCAGCCGCCAGCCGGCTGTCGACCTTGACGTGCGCGGAGCCGCTGATGTAGGCCGTGTTCACAGTCGGTGCGATGAGGATGCGCTGATACAGCGTGTCGCAACCCTCGGCAACGACGATGAGCACGACCTCGGACCCGACCGCGCCGTCGAAGGCATCGGCGGTGAAGTCGATGCGGTAGACGCCGTTGCCGCAGTGGTATCCCTTGCCTGCCGAGAAGGCCGAGTCTGCGGCGGCGAGTGCTTCAAGGTCTTTCTTTTCCGACTGAGCCGCGCCCTCTTTCTGGTAGTAGGTGTCGATGTCGGTGATGGCCACGTCCGTCTTGGGGAGATGCGTCGTGGCGTCCCTGAGCACCCAGTAAGTCGAGAACCCGGCCGCGCCGGACTTGATGAGCCTCATGCCGATACACCTCCCATCATGTCAACCGGCATGACCACGGTCGTCGTCTCACCACCTGCCTGGCGGAGCCAGGTCGCCGCCAGGCGCGGCGCGTAGGGGTTGGCGTTCATAGTCAAGTCGCCGCCGCTCGTCTGGCTGCAGTACATCTTCACGACGTCGTTGGCGGCGAGCTCGCGGACGCACGACACCTGTTGCATGCACAGCGCGTTGCCCGGCGGGGGGATGCGCTCGCGCGCGACGATGTCGCTGCCGACCACGATGCCGATAGAGCGCCAGCCGGTAGCGTTGCCTGCCCAACAGAACGACAGGTCCAGCAGGTAGACGCCGGCGACAGGGATGGTGATGCCGGCCGGCGAGCCCGAGTCGAAGAAGCCGTCCGTATCCCACTCGACGGTCGCCGACTTCGTAAGCGACGGATAGACGTCGGTGTTATTGTCGATGGTACCGTCCGACGTGCGCAGGATGGAGCACGACGGCACGCGAGTCGTGAAGATGTACAGCCGCTTCTGCGCGTTCGCCAGCGCCGCCATCAGACCGCCCTCGTGATGGTCGAGTAGCTCGATATGCCCGCGCCGAGGTAGCAGTAGCCGCCCCCGACGATGACCGTCCAGTCGCTCTGCGCCCCGACCGTGGTCGTGTCCCACACGTTCGGGCTCGGCAGGTAGAGCGCCAGCACGTCTTCCTTGAGCAGCCCCCGGATGCAGCCCACGCCGCTGGGCCATGTGTCCGCGGCGGGCGCGTTGCGCTGCAGGATTGCGATGCGACTGGTCAGGTTGACCCCGCCGAGCCAGAGGTCGTTGGCCCCACTCACGTTGCCGCCCGCGATGAGGTTGCGGTCGAGCCACGGCCGCGTCACGGCACACCAGATGGCGTTCCATGAGCTGGATGCAATGCCGGACCCGGCCATGAGCGCGGCCGTCACGCCGGGCAGGCGCGAGAATCCGCCGTAGGTGACGGGACTGCTTGTTGTTGCGCCGGTCATGTTGCCAGTGGCGCTACCCCCCGACAGCGCCACACAGCACAGCGGCATCGGGTCTGTCCCCACGAGCGAGTCGAGCAGGCCGAAGTAGGCCGAGTAGGTGGTCGCGCTCACCTGACAAGCGACGATAAGCACGTCCTTGGTCAGTTTGAGCGCGTAAGCGAACCCGGAACTGATGAGGGTTGGCGCCCAATACATTCCATACGTGCCGTAGCGCGCGTTGAACGTGCGCCACGTGGGCGTGCCGTCGGCGGAGTCATGCGTGTAGTCAGTAGCGTCCGGCACGATGGCCGGGTTCTTGTACTGCCCGATGGGACAGGCGCACATGCCCTTGTTCGTATCGGACACGATGGGGGAGTAACGTTCGAACGTCGCTATCCAAACACTGTTACCGCTCGCGTAACAGGCCACCCCCACGTAGAAGTCGATTCCTGCGCTGTTCGCCCCCGCCCCGGTCCCGGCGCATTTGAACACGTCGACGGAGTAGCTCGCGCTGCCGCTCTGCCCCGCCCCGGTCCCGGCGGGCACGTTCTCGACGAACGACCAGTTGCTGGTCGAGCCGACCAGCGTCTTGAGCTTGTCCGAGAGCGCCGCGCCGGGCGTGTCGGAGGTGATGGAACCGTTGTCCCAAGCCATTACCTCATCTCCTTCAAGGGGAAGTGCTTGCCGGGGCACGAGGTCGAGTTGAGCGGCATCTCAGCCTGCCAGTGGATTCGTCCGCCCGGCGTCGAACTGCGCCCGCGCCCGGTTGAGCATCTCCTGTGCAAGACTCGCCTGCGATGCACTCTCGGCAGCCTTGTCCTCGTCAAGCATGGAGAGGTCGCCTTCCGTCCAGCCGCCGCGCCTGAGCGCGGTCTTGAGCGGGACACCGGCTGCGACGAGCCTACCGACCACATCAGCCTCGGCGGCGGGCTGCACGGTGCGCACGTCTTCCCACACGCACTCGATCTCGTGCGCCGGTACATCGCGCCCGTTGAGCGCGAGCGCGTAGGAGGCCACGTCGCGCCAGCAGGCACCAAGACGCTCCTGATACTTCGCAGCCTTGCGCGCGAGCGGCGTCTCCATCGCCACGAGCGCGTCGCCTGAGATGTTGCCGCCCTGGGCGAAGAAGTAATGCGCCGGAGTGCGCGTGATGCGCGCCATGGCGTTGGCCCAGTGATCGACTGCCTGCGTGAAGTTGGCCAGCTCGGTCGCACTGAACTCTCCGACCTGCGTCGACTCCGAACCGTCGCCGTCTCCGGCTGGGATCGACCAGATCTCGTTCGGCGCGTTGCGCAGCTGGGATACGTCGGCCTGCGAGATGATGTAGCGCTGTTTGAAGGCCCCGAACTCGGCCGCGACCATCATGTCGGCGATGAGCTTGTTGACCGCGTCCTGTGGCTCGGTCGCGTTCTGCAGCTCGCCGTAGATGCGCCGCACGCGGCTGCGGACGTGGAACACCGGGATGCGCCCGGTGTCGTTGGCTTGCTCATCCTCGAGCGTGAACCCGGACGCGCTCTGCACCTGCTCGGTCGCGCCGCGCGACACGTAGTGCTCGAGGCGGTCGGTGTAGTAGAGCGTCAGGTGACGCTGCCCGCCCTCGTCATACCACTTCGCAGCGAAGGCCGGCGCGCGCGGGTTTGACTTGTCATAGGCGACCGTGCAGACGCGCGGGTCGTTGTGGACGACGCGGGTCAGTCCGTCCTCATCGCGGCCGACTATCACGAAGCTCTCGCCGCAGACGGCCACGTCCTCGGCCACGTCGTCGGTCTCGATCTCAAGGTGCTCCTGCTGCCAGATCGTGTCGAGCACGTCTTGAGCGGCCTGATCGGTGCGCAACGCGAAGCCGGTCAGCGCGAGCCGGTCGACCAGCGAATCGACCACGGTCGCGCACCAGTTCTCGCTGAACTTGGCGTCGATGCGCGCGAACGCCTGTTGCAGGCGCGCGGTCGAGTAGCGTAGCGGCTGCTCGCCGTCGTAGTAGGCGAACAGTCTGTCGATACGCGAACGCTTCGCGCTCAGCGCCGCGAAGGCACGCGCGAGGTCTGTTTGGGGTGCGGCCACGGCGTAAGTCTCCCTCTCCCACCGGCGTGGGTCGTTACCATTCATCCCTGCACAGAGACGGCGGCGCGCTGCGTGCGCTTCACCATCAGTTCTGAGAGCGCCCAGACGAGCGCGTCGACTCGGTCGGGCGAGGTCTTGTCGTCCTGCGGGCTCCAGGTCGTCATCTGCAGCTCCAGCTCTGGGAAGACGCCGACGTGATGCACGCGCCCCTGTTCGTACATCGCCGCGACCGGCTCGGCCCGCGTCGCCTTGCCGCGGCTGGCGCGCACCGCCTTGTACGGCACGGTGGCCCGCACCGCCCGCAGGTTGCTCCTGATGAGGTCGCCGCCGTTGTTCACCTCGCCGATGACGCGGTCGGCGCCGAGCACATCGTACTGGGCGATCGCCTTGCTAGCCCAGCCGAGCGGCGAATAGCGGCCGGATGCGTCGGCCAGTACATAGGCATGGTCGTCGACGCCGAGGCCGGCCGCGACGATGCCAGTCTCGTCAGAGTCGGCGCTCGCGCTCACGGCTGGGTCGATAGCGACCACGACGCGGCGCATCTCAGGCGGCCTCGCGACGCGGTGGCCGTCGATGAGCGCGTTGCTCCAGAGTGCATCGGTGAGCTCGTCGATGAAGCGCGCCTCGATCTCCTGCTCATAGGCTCGGCTCGTCATCGTCGAGCGCAGCGCATCCAGTTCGTCGGCGGGCAGGTAGGGGTTGGCGGTCGATGCGAAGCGCCAGCTCGCCCAGTCGGGATGGTCGTCACTCTGCCCGAGGTCGTACATCGCGGCGAAGTCGTCACGGCCCTTCGGCGTCGAGAGGAACCACGCGTCGCCTGCGTAGTCGATGAGCGTCGGGCGTATCACCATGTCCCACACTTCGGCGAGGTCACTGACCATGGCGGCCTCATCGACGATGACGCGAGCGTAGCGGCGTCCGCGACTCGTCTCCGGCGCGTCCAGCGACCAGAACTCGATCACGCCGCCGGTGATGAGCTCGAGGCGTTTCTCCTGTTCATTCTTCTGGGTCGTGACCGGGGCGAGCGTCGCGCGCGTCTCGCGCCACAGCTCGGCCAGCATCTTGTAGGTGGGCGAGTACCACCCCACAGGCTTGCCGGTCAGCGCTGTGTCGGCGGAGAGGCGGATGCCGAAGCGCGATTTGCCGAGACGCCGCCCGGCGCAGAGCACGTTGAACCGGCGGCGCTCGTCATATACCTGCTGCTGGGCCGGGTGAAGCCTATTCAGCCGGAGGTGGATCGTCCTGGTAGGTGACAACGACCTGCACCTTCTGTTCGCCCTGGTGCTCGACCTGCACGCGGTCGGAGTAGCTGCGCGGCTTGAGCTTGGACGCGGCCCACTTGAGCGTATCGACCAGGAGCCGGTCGCCGATCGGGTTGTTGCCCTTGCGACGCGCCACGGCGATGGCTTCGTCGGCCATCGCGTCGGCCTGTAGTTCGCGAGCCCGTGCGTATTCCTCCGAGAACCCAGGCAGCTTCACGGCCCACAGCCTGATGGTCGATTCACACGGCATGCCGGGCGTCTCTGCGATCTCGCGCAAGGTCTCGCCGTTGGCGACGCGCTTGCAGATGCGCGTGCCGAGCGCGGCGTTGTACTTGGTGGGTCTGCCGGGACCGCGTTTCTTCTTCTCGGCCATGCTCACATCCTCTCACTGGAGCGGCGCCGCTTCGTACCCGGCGGCGCACGGTGGACGATGTAGCCCCCACGCGGCGGCGGGCAGCCATCTATCACCCAGCCGTCGCGGCGCATCTTCTGGATGTGCTTCCAGACCGCGACGCGAGCATCTGCCGGCATGTTGAAGTGACGCACCGGGTCGGCGCGCCCGCCTACGCGGCTCGCCATGTACTCGGCCAGTAGCCGCGGGAACGCGCCGTCGAGGCGCGGATCGTATTCGTCGCGGCGCTGGCACGGGCTGCACAGTGGACCGCGGTTGTCAGATGCGAGCACGCAGCCACAGGCGACGCAGAGCGCTCTCTCACGCAGAATCCGCCGCGTCGGCCGCGCTGCCTCGACATGAGCAGAGAAGACCGAGCGCGGCGGGTGTTGGCGCGGCTTAGGCACGCAGCTCACTTGGGCAGACGCGTTCGGCGTAGCGCTCGCGACCACGTCGGTTGCGGCACTCTTTGCATGTCCGCGAGAGTCCATCGCGCTCGGCTGCGTCACGGACGTAGAAGTCGGTCGACGCCGGCAGCTTGCGGTCGCAGAGCGGACAGCGCTTGGCACCGAAGAGCAGCAGCTCGAGGTCGAGGTCGGTCCAGGCGTCGGCCTGTCGGCGTCCGCTGGGGAAGTTCGCCACTCTCAATCACCCTCTCTGGCGTTGCGCAAGGCGGTCTCGCGGCGTCTTGGCGCGTCCTGCGACTCGGGGAGCCTCTGCGGCCTCTGCGGCGCTCAGACGCGCGATTTCGCCGGTGATGGTGCGCAGCTGTCCGCTCGGCCTGCCGGTGCGCGCCCAGTTGACCAGCGCGGTGAAGTCGTCGACGCTGTCGACCAGGTAGGTCTCCACCCCGCAGGCGGCGCGTCGCTCGGCGGCGGCGACCTGGTCGAGCGAGACACGTCCGGCGCGCGTGCCGACGCTCTTGGGACGCTTGAACTCGACCAGGTACGTCCGTCCGCCGGCGTGCAGCACCCCGTCGGGAAAGCCGCGCGTCGTGCCGGAGCCTTTGGCGCGGCGCTGGCCGACCAGCTCGAGCTCGACGCGCATCGCCTTGGCGATCTTGCAGCAGGTGGCGACCAGGTCGGATTCGATGGTGTAGCTCACGAGCGC